TCTCTGCGTACGGGCCGGGGGGTTTTGCCTGCCGGGTAGGTCGCCACAACAATGGGCAAACGCGGACCGCCAAAAACACCGACCGCCGTCCGCCAGGCCCGCGGCACGCTCCGCGTGGTCCGGTCGGACGAGCCGCAGCCGCCCACCGCTGGCGTGGCGATGCCGCCGCACCTCGGCGAGGTGGCCGCCGCCCGGTGGCGTGAGCTCCTGCCGCTGCTTCAGTCCGTTCGCGTGATGACGCAGGCCGACATTGAGGCACTGGCTCGGTACTGCGACACGTATGAGTGGTGGCTTGCCACCAGAGCCAAACTCAAGGCGGAAGGCGACACCTACCCGATCCTGAACGACGGCGGAGAGGTGAAGTACATCGCCCAGCGTCCCGAGGTTTCGATTGCCCACAAACTGGCCCAGCAGCTGCGGCAGCTCGAGCAGGACTTCGGGCTCAACCCGTCCGCCAGGGCATCGCTCCATGTCGAAAAGCCGCAAGCCGTCGAGGACGACGAAGACCGGAAGATGTTCGGCTGAGAAGCCGTGCCACGACTGCTCGTCGTGCATTGCCGTTCGGTTCTTCGAGAAGCACCTGACGCACGCCAAGGGCGAGCTGGGCGGCAAGCCGTTCGTGCTCGAGCCGTGGCAGAAACGCTACGTGTGGTCGCTGTTCCGCGAGCGTGACGGGCGGAGAGTCGTGCGAACGTCACTGCTGGCACTGCCTCGCAAAAATGGGAAAAGCACGTTGGCGGCGGGCATCGCTCTGCGGTGCCTTATGGAGCAGGAGCCGGGGGCCGAGGTCTATTCGTGTGCCGCGTCGCGGGACCAAGCACGCCTGGTGTTCGATACCGCGAAGATCGCCGTCGAGCAGTCGCCGACGCTGTCGCAGTACCTCAAGGTCTACCGCAACGCCATCGTGCGGGAATCGACGCACGCCACATACAAGGCCCTGTCCGCCGAGGCGGGAATCCAGCACGGGCTTTCGGCGCATGCCGTGGTGTTCGACGAGCTCCACGTCAGCAACCGCGAGATGTGGGAGGTCATGATTTCCAGCCAGGGGGCAAGGCGGAACCCGCTGACGGTGGCCCTGACCACGGCCGGCTACGACCGCCGCAGCGTGTGCTGGGAGATCTGGAAGTACGCCGAGGCTGTGGCCGGCGGTGCGGTCAAGGACGAGAGCTTTCTGCCGGTGATCTACGCGGCCCCAATCGCGGCCGACTGGAAGGACGAGAAGGTATGGGCGAGTGCCAACCCCAACCTGGGCGTCTCGGTCAAGCTCGACTTCCTCCGCAGCGAGTGTGCTCGAGCGGTTGAGATGCCGACGTACGAGAACACGTTCCGCCAGCTCTACCTCAACCAATGGACTGAGCAGGACACCCGCTGGCTCCGCATGGATCACTGGGCACAGGGCAACGGTGCCTGCCCAGTGGATCTCGCCGGCCGGGAGTGCTGGGCCGGGCTCGACCTGGCAACCACGTACGACACGACAGCCTTCGTGATGCTGTTCCCGCTGGACGATGGCACGTTCTGGATTGAGCCGCACTTCTGGATTCCTAGCGAGAACGCTCACCAGCGGGAGCGGCGTGACAAGGTGCCGTATCTGACGTGGCATCGTCAGGGGCATCTGCACATGACCGACGGGAACGTCACGGACTTCGATACGGTGCGGTCCGACATCAACGGCATCTGCTCAAAATACAAGGTGCGTGGCATCGGGCTCGATCCATGGAACAGCGCCCAGCTCGGCCAGCAATTACTGCAAGGAGATGGGCTTCCTATGCAAAACTTTCGACAGGGCTATGCGTCATTGTCGGCCCCGTCGAAGCAACTGGAGAACTGGGTCGTCAGCGGCAAACTCCTGCACGGTGGTCACCCGGTGCTGGGCTGGCAGGCAGCCAGCGTAGCCATTCAGAGCGACTCAGCGGCCGGCAACATCAAACCGAGCAAGGCGAAATCGACGGAACGCATTGACGGCATTGTCAGTCTCGTCATGGCCATCGGGTTATGGCAGACGGCCACCGCACCAAAGCCTGAGCAAACATGGGATCTAACGGTCATATGATCGCCAACGCCGAGACGACCACGGACAAGGGCTACCGGATTATCGACCTACGGAATGGCGGCTACGGCGACGGCTGGAACGACTCGCCGGCCCGCGGCCCGGCTGGTGTTCGCATCACGCCCGAGACGGCCCTGCAGTGCTCTACGGTGCTCGCCTGCGTGCGGCTGATTGCCGAGAACGTGGCGACGGTGCCGCTGCACTTGTACGAGCGCCTCACCGAGGGCGGCAAGGAGCGAGCCCGCAGTGTGCCGCTGTATCGGCTGCTGAACCAGCAGCCCAACGGCTGGCAGACCTCGTTTGAGTTCCGCGAGATGCTCACCGCTCACTGCCTGCTCTACGGCAACGCCTATGCCGAGATCCGCAGTGGTATTGCTGGCGCTGTGAGCGAGCTGTGGCCGCTGCACCCCAGCCGCATGAAGGTTGACCAGCTCGAGGACGGGACCCTTCGGTACTGCTACCGCGAGCAGAACGGCCGCGAGTCGTACTACCGGCAAGACCAAATGTTCCACCTGCGGTGGCTGTCGCAGGACGGCGTGCAGGGCATGCTGCCGATCACGCTTTCGCGGGATGCCATCGCGTTGGCTCAAGCGTTGGAGACGCACGGCGGGGCGTACTTCGGGAACGCCTGCCGGCTGTCGGGGCTCATGGAGTCCGACAACCCGATCACGGTGGAGACGGCCGAGCGGCTCCGCGAGCAGTTTGAGCGGATGCACCGCGGGGCCGACCGGGCACACCGCACGGCGGTGCTGCCGCAGGGTGTGCACTGGAAGGACGTGCAATCCACCAATGAGGCGAGCCAGTTCCTCGAGACCCGGCAGTACCAAGTGATCGAGATCTGCCGGGCGTATCGCGTCGACCCGTCGTATGTGCAGGACAAGACGAAGGTTGGCTACGCCAGTCAGGAGCAGGCCGCCATCGACCTGGTTCAGCAGACGCTGCTCCCGTGGTTCCGGCGGTGGGAGTCGGCCATCACCCGCGATCTTGTGGTGCGGGATGACGTGTACTTCGCGGAGTTCGACACTCGGGGCCTACTGCGTGGCGACCTGGCGGCCCAAGCCAACTGGCTCCAGACGATGCTGAACACGGGCATCTACTCAATCAACGAGTGCCGCGAGGTGTTGAACATGAACCCGATCGGCCCCGATGGCGATCAACGGTACATGCAGATGAACCTGACCACGATGCAGGGCATCGCGGCCACCGCTGCCGTTGGCAACGCCGGCGAGCCTGGGCCGGCGGACAACCTACCGCAGTCCTACACCGACAAGTTGCTGGCTGGGCCGCCGCCGGCGAATGACGTGCCCGTAAAGCCGGCTACACCTCGAGCACGCCGCACCACCCGGAAAAAGCCAAATGGCTAAGTACGACGCGATTGACTTCACGCCGCCGGCCGGCGTGCGGGCCGAAGCACAGAAAGGGCTCGATTGGCGAAAAGAGTTCGGACGAGGAGGCACGGCAGTCGGCGTGGCTCGCGCAAGAGACCTGAGCAACGGTGTGACGATCAGCCCCGAGACGGCACGCAGGATGAAAGCGTTCTTCGACCGACATCAAGTGGACAGGCAGGGGGAGGGCTGGAGTCCGGGGGAGCCGGGATACCCGTCGAACGGCCTCATAGCGCACAAACTATGGGGTGGAGACTCGGGGTATTCATGGAGCAAAAAACTGGTGCGACAAATGAACGCCGCAGACGAAAACGAAAGGAGTGACACCATGGGTATCGAGCGCCGCGACCTACCGCTGCCGCTGAGCGTGGAGACCCGCGACGACGGCAAGGTGATGATTCGCGGCATGGCCGCGTGCTACGGGGTCCGCTCTGTCAATCTTGGCGGGTTCACCGAAGAGATCCTCCCCGGGGCGTTTGACTCGGTGATGAAAGCCGACAGTCGATCGGTGGTCGGACTGTTCAACCACGACAACAACATGATTCTCGGTACCGAGCGCGCGGGCACGCTTCGGCTGGCTGCGATGGACAACGGCCTGGGCTACGAGATCGACCCGCCGGCGTCGCGTGGCGACGTGCTCGAGCTGATTCGGCGTGGCGACGTGTACGGCTCGTCGTTCGCGTTCACGACGCAGGACGATGAGTGGACAACCGACGAGAACGGAGGGCACCTTCGGTACATTCGCTCAATCGACGGTCTCTACGACGTCGGCCCTGTGCTGACGCCGGCGTACCGAGACACAAGCGTGGCGGTTCGCTCACTGGAACAGCATCTGAAATCGCACCGACCGGCGCTAAAGCTGCCGGCTCTCAGGCGGGACGCGAAACTGGAGCATGAGATCCGCAGGTTTTTGAGGCAGCATGGCCACAAAGTCGGGTGACGTTTGCCACCACTGCCGGCGTGCACGGTTCGGCGTGTACTCGTCAGTCGAGAAGGGCGACGTGTGCACGCGGTACTTGCGGTGCCCTCACTGCCGCCAGACGGCCAAGCACGTCGTGAAGTCGTGCGAGATCCGCCGCCGCTCGTTGCCTAACTAGGTAACGAGTTGCCATCCCTATCTGCAAGGGATACCGGCTCGGCCTCTACCGTGCGAGAAGGTCACACACCTACCGCACACAGGAGCCGACACATGGCCGCCAGCCGCGTCAAGGAACTGCTCGACGAACTCGCCAGCACTCTCGCTGAGCTCGGCATGCTCGACGAGGAAGGGGCCGCCGAGGAGGCTACCGAGAACACCGACGGCACGCCCGTCGAAGGTGGCGAGCGTTCTGCGGTCGAGGCTGTCGAAGCCCGCCAGGCGAAGTACGACGCGCTGCTCGCCAAGGCCGAGCGGATCAAGGCCGCGATCTCCAAGGAAGAGGCCGCCGCGGCCCGCAAGGCCGAACTGCTCAAGGTTCTGAACCGGGCCGCGCCGGCCCCCGTGGAGACCACCGACATGAAGACTCGCATCGAGCCGGTTTCGTATCGCGGCTACAAGCCCGGTGTCTTCGAGACGCCCGAGATCGCCCATCGCTGCGGCCAGTGGCTCAAGAGCCTGAACGGTGACGTGCAGGCCCGCCAGTGGTGCCGCGACAACCTCGGCATCGAGTCGCGTGATCTCGGTGGCCAGGTCAACAGCCTCGGCGGTGCCCTCGTGTTCGAGGACTTCAGCAACTCGCTGATCAGGCTGGTCGAGACCTTCGGCGTGTCAATGAACCTGGCCCAGCGGGTCACCACGCAGTCGGACACGCTCTTGGTGCCCAAGCGTTTGTCGGGCATCACCGGCTACTGGATCGGCGAGAACACCACGATCACCACGTCGGACCCGAGCGCCACGATGGTGCAGCTGGTGCTCAAGAAGCTGGCCGCGGCCACCCGCGTCAGCAACGAGCTGCTGGCCGACAACGCCATCTCGGTCGCCCAGTGGCTGGTCAATGAGTACGCCACCACGATCAGCGGCACCCTGGACGATGCGTTCTTCAACGGGACCGGCGCTTCCACCTACGGTGGCATCCGTGGCCTGTCGCAGATCGATGACGGCACGCACACGGCGTCGGTCGTGTCGGCCGGCTCGGGCAACACCACCATCGCCCTGCTCGACATCGATGACTACCTCAAGGCCCTCGCGGCCCTGCCCCGGTACGCCATCGGCACGTCGGCCTGGTACATGCACCCGGCGACCTACCACAACAGCGTGCAGCGGATGATGCTGTCCACCGGCACCGCCGGCTCGGGCACGATCGGGGCGCTGGCCGGCGGCAACACCGCTGCCAACCTCGCCCAGAGCACGCCGACCACGTTCCTCGGCCTGCCCGTGGTGTGGGTGCTGAAGATGTCGTCCGCCCCGACCACCGGCCAGATCGCGGCCTACGTCGGCGACCTGTCGCTCTCGTCGATCATGGCGAACAAGGGCGACATGCAGATTGCGTCCAGCACCGACCGCTACTTCGAGGTCGACCAGACCGCGTGGAGGGTCGTCTACCGCGTGGACATCAACCACCACAGCCTCGGCACCACTTCCGAGGCCGGCCCGGTGGTCGCCCTCAAGCTCGCCTAATCCTAAACCTTCCCCGGAGACTCTGAGCAATGAATCACGCATCTGGCACCAAGAGCGTCACGAAGGCGGCGTCGAGCGTTGCGGCTTCGGCCACGCATTCGCACGAGATCGACTGTGCGGGGTTCAAGTACGCCGCCATCGACGTGATCTACTCGCCGTTCACGGCGGCGACCGCGTCCTACGCCAGCGTGCTGAAGGTGCAGGAGTCGGACGCCTCCGGCTCGGGCCAGACGGACATCAGCGGTGTGTCGATCACGGCGGGTGCCGGCAGCACGACCGGGGCAAACGTCGGTGCGGTCGCCCGGTTCAACATCGACCTGCGGGGCCGCAAGCGGTACCTGACGGTCGTGACGAGCCCCGGCAACACGGTGGCCGTAATGACCAACGCCCGGCTTACCAAGGCCGAGCAGTTCCCGGTCACCGCCACTGAGTCGGGCGTCAACAACGTCAACAACTCCTGACGCTTGACAGCCAACGGATAACGCCCAATGCGGGCGGCTCGGCACGCCCGGGCCGCCCGTTTGGCATTGAGGGACTGTCTGTGAAAGTTTCCGTCGGCAACGTGCAGCACGACCTGCGAGTGGAGGCCGCGTTCAGCGTGCCTCGCTTGGGTTTTCAGGACAATTTCTTTTGCACCATGCAGAGCCTCATGCCGCTCGGCATCCGGCCGACCAAGTTCACCGGGGCGTTCTGGGAACAGTGCCTTGATCGTGTGCTGCTCGACATGATTGAACGCACCGACTGGGTGCTTGTCATCGACTTTGACAGCGTCTTTGAGGCCGACACCATCCAGCGGCTGATGACCGCAGCCATGGTCAGCGGGTTTGACGCCGTGGCCCCGCTGCAGACGAAGCGAGACGAAGGCGTGCCCATGTTCACGCCCGAGGGGCACGACGGCACCATCGGCCTGGTGCAGCTGCCCAATACGTGGTTCGAGGCGGTGGTGCAGCCGGTGGCGACCGCTCACTTCGGGTGCACGCTCATCCGCAGCGAGGCGTTGAAGCGCACGCCATCCCCGTGGTTCCTCGGTACGCCGCGGCCGGATGGCCACTGGGGCGATGCCCCTGCTGGCGAAGTGACTCGCGTGGACCCCGATATTCACTTCTGGAAGCAGTTCAAGGCAGCCGGCAACACGCTGGGCATTGCCCCGCAGGTGGCGATTGGCCACGCCGAGCTTAAGTTCACGTGGCCGGGCCGCGACTTGAAACCCGTCTACCAAACACCCAGCCACTACTGGAGTCAGGGCGGACGTCGCCCGGCCGAGGCGTGGGGATCTGTCGAGCACGGAGACGCCAGCAATGCAACCTGACCACGTCCGCCTGCGGTTCCTGCGGCCCCACGGTGCGTACCGCAAGGGCGACATCATTGAATATCCAAAGGGGCCGGCGAAGTCGCTCGTCATCGCCGGGGCGGTCGAGATCGTCGCCGACGAGCCGCAGCTGCTCGAGGTGGCGATGGTGGAGAACCGGGCCGCTGAAACGGCCGACGCCACGCGGCGTAGAGGGAGGAAGGCCCGATGAGGTATCGCAGCCTGGTGCGGGCCACCGAGCCCGCCAATAACCCGGTGACGCTGGCCGAGGCCAAGCTGCACCTGCGTATCGACAACACAGACGACGATGCGTTAATCGGCAATCTGATCACGGCAGCCACCCGGTGGGCCGAGGACTACACCGACCGCACCTTTTGCACGACGCAGTGGACGATGCGGCTCGATTCGTTCTACGGCCCCGTGGGCAGCCCGGTGCAGTTCGGGCTGAAGGCGGATGGAAACAACATCGAAGGCCGCCAGGGCACGGTGCCCAATCTGGACGTAGAACTTCCCAGGCCGCCGATGGTGCAGTCTGGCACTGCCACGGCGGTCACGATCACCTACACGCCATCCGCTGGGGCCTCTACGGCGACGCTGGACGCCACGGAGTACCGGGTGGACCGGCAGGCCACCCCGGGCGTCTGCCGGCCGTTGTATGGCACGACGTGGCCTTCCCACCTGGTGGACCAGAACAGCACCACCGTGACGTGGTACGCCGGCTACTCCGCAGACGGCACAAGCGTTCCGGCCCCGGTGAAATCGGCCGTCCTCATGATCGTGTCGCACCTGTGGAGCAACCGCGACGCGGCAGCCGAGGCCGCGCTGACCGAGGTGCCGTTTGGCGTCAAGGCGATGCTCGACACCATTCGCTGGGGGAGCTACCGCTGATGCCACTGCCAGCAGGCGACATGTGGACCCGCGTGACGATTCAGCAGGCCGCCAAGACTCAGAACGAGGTGGGCGAGACCGTGCTGGCGTGGTCTACGTTCGCCACCGTGTGGGCATCGGTGGAGTCGCTGTCCGCCAGGGAGACAGAACGCTTTGCTGAGACCGTTGGCTTCATGACGCACCGGGTCAAGATCCGCTACTTGTCCGGCGTAACGGGTGCCATGCGGATTCTCTACCGCAACCGCGTTCTGGAGATTGGCCAGGTCATTGAGCAAGAACGGCTCTGGCATCAAGAGATCATCTGCACTGAAAAGAGGGATGACGGATGAGCCTGCCCGAAGCACCCGAAGCGTTTTTGTACCAGCGCCTGACGAGCCAGACGGCCGTCTCGTCGCTCATCGGGCAGCGGGTATTTCCGCTGATTGCCCCCACGGGGACGCCGTTACCGCTGGTGGTGTTTCAGCGTACGGCCGTGGAGCGTCCGCAGTCGCTCGCGGGCAACGTCGGCAATCCCGTGGTGACGATGCAGCTGACTACCTACGGGACGTCCTACACGTCGGTGAAGTCGATCGCTCGAGCTGTCCGCCTGGCGGTGGACGGGTGGACGGGGACCACAGCCGGCGTGACGATTCAGCGGACCACGCTGCAGACCGAAGCCGATGGCGTGGACATGCCGGCCGATGACCAGATGCTGCCCTACTACAACGTGCAGCAGACGTACGAGTTCCGCATCAATGAGGCAACGTAATGATTGAGACGGCGCTTGGCGTTGCCGGTCACGCAGAGGTCCGCGCCTCGTTGGCGTCTGACGAGATCAAGAAGTTGCAGGACGAGCTGCGGACGTTTCCCGACAAGATCATGCGGCGATACGGCCTTATGGCCGTCAAGAAAGCTGCATACTGGGGCAAGTCTGCCCTTGAGCGTCAGGTGGGAAGACTTGGCAAAAAGACCGGCAACTTAGCCCGCGCCGTTGCCATGAAAACCAAGGTCTACACCCGCAATCGGATGAACATGATGGTGCCGGTTGCAGTTGTGGGATATCGCAGAAGTGGCACAGGCGATTCAAAGAAGGTGCCCGGCGGCAAGATTAAAGTCGGAAACGACCGAGCGTTTCACTCGCACCTGGTTGAGTTTGGCACCAAGCGCCGGTTCCCCGGCAAAAGCAAGAAAGTCAAGTCTAGTCGCGCTTCCGTGAACGGGTTTCGACAGACACTGGTGCTCAGATCCAAGGAGGCCGTGGATCCCAACAAGAAAGTTGTCATGAGTTCGTACAACACAAGCGGCCCGTTCCAAAGCACCAAGTCTGGAACACAGCCGCCATACCCCTTGGCGTTCTTGGCGTCTGTTGATCCTCGCCGTGGGCTTGGTGCCATGCCGGCTTACCATCCGCTCCAAAAAGCGTTTGATTCCAGCAAATCCACGATGCAGAGCGTGCTGCTCGCTCAGCTGCAGATTGGTGTCCAGAAAGCAAAGAAAGACTTGGAAGACGGCAAGTATTGACTCTGCAAGGATTGCCCTTTTCGCCCATAAGTTTTAAGTGGGGCTTAAAGCCCACGAGTCACTAGGAGATATGCCAAATGGCCGCAGATTCGCAGGGCAGTAACTTCGTTTTCGCGGGCTCGACGTACACCGTCACCAGCGTCACCGTGACGCCGGGCGGAGACCTGCTCGACAACTCGCACCTCGGATTGGCCAGCGGTGCCAATCGCACCTATCAGTCGCCGGCGCTTATCGACAATGAGATCAGCTGCGAGGCGTACGGCGTGACGGCGGTGGCGATTGGCGCATCTGGCGTGCTGTCGTTCGCCGCCGCGACGTACACCGCCACGGTCTCGTCTTCGAGCGTGGCCTACTCTGTGGGCGAGCTGGTCAAGCAGTCCCTGACTTTCAAGGTCAAGAGCTAACGACGGGAGGCCGTCGTGGCAAACGTAACGCAGGGCACGACCGTCACCTGGAATGGCGTAACGCTCGGCGAGCTCGTGAGCGTCAGCGTCGATGGCATCTCGTCTGATGCCGTCGAAGTCACGCCCCGCACGCAAGCGTCTCGCATTAAGTCGTTCTCGCCTGCCGACGTCGATCTCGGCAGCATCTCGTGCACTCTTCGCGGGTCGGCCGCGATGTCCAGCACCAACGTCGGCTTGACGGCTGCGTTATCTATCACTGGCACTGGCATCTCGTTCTCGTTTTCCAAGGCCATTTTTCAGAACCTCGGATGGTCGGCAAGCGTGGGCGAGCTGCAGCTGTACTCCGTGTCGTTCAAGGTAGGAGCGTGACGTGGGACTAGCCGACGAGATCCTGGCGGTGGACAGCGACGCGAGCGTGCGAGTTCACGTCCCTGAATGGAAGCGTGACGTGTTCATCCGGGCGTTGCCCCTTGGTGACTTGCAGGCGTGGGAGCTGGCGTGCCTGAGAGCCAAGGGTGAGGGCGTGGACGACTACCGCACCCGCTACCTGGCCAAGTGCCTTGTGGACGATCGTGGCGTCGAGATCTTCACGAGCGACCAGCTCAAGAGAATCAGCGGCACTGTCGGGGCTCGGTTGTTCAAAATCGCTCAGAAGCACAACGAGCTTGACGAGAAAGACATCGAGGAGATTGGAAAAAACTGATTGACCGGCCGCTGGATGCGTTCCCGCTGCTGCTGGCCGGTCACCTGGGCATGACGGTGCGGGAGCTCGGGCAACGCATGGACGTTACTGAGTATCGGAGATGGTTGGCATTTCATCGGTACGTTAATCCTTTGGGCGGCGAGTGGCGACAGACAGCACGAATCGTGGCCGCAACATTGGCCCCATATTGCGGACGAGGCAGGCCGCCGAGGGAAGACGATTTCATGCCGATTGCCAAACCGCCAATGACGCCAGAACAGATTGCAGCGGAACTCAGCAAACTCAGTCGGTGACGCATGGCCACGATCGGTATCGGTTTTACGCTGTCGGCTAACGCCGCCAAGATGGCTGGCGGCGTTAACGAAGCCGTTAAGCAATTGGACAAAATTGGCGACGCTGCAAAAAAGGTTTCTCGCGACGTCGGCGCTTTAAAAACTCTTGCCATTGGCTCAGTGGTGGCCAAGGGTGTCGGAATGGCAGCGAATGCGTTCACGTCCGCTGCGAGCACGGCTTTTAACTACGCATCTTCCGTGGCGTCATCTGTTGACGCCATGAACGATTTATCCGATCGCATTGGAATTGGCGTGGAATCTCTGCAAGTCTTCGACATGGCAGCCAGTCTGGCTGGCGTGGAGAACGGCGCGGCGGCGCTGCAAAAACTAACGACCGTGATCGGGCAGGCCGCCGAAAGCGGCAACACCGAAGCGTTCACCAAGCTTGGCCTGGACTTTGAGCAGCTGCAGGCCATGTCGCCAGAGGAGCAGTTCCGAGCCATCCAGCAGGCAATCTCCGCGCTGTCGACGCCGGCCGAGCGGGCTGCGGCTGCCGTGTCCTTGTTCGGCAAGTCAGGCGTCGAGCTTCTTCCCTTGATGAACCAGAACCTGGCCGAGGTAGAAGAGCGGATGCGTCGGCTCGGTGCCGTTGTCGGTGCGGATCAAGTCGAGGCTATCGGCTCAATGAACGACGCCTTAGACATGGTGAAGGCAACCTTTGAAGGCATCGTCGGCCAGGTCGTCGGCAACCTCGCGCCGGTTGTCGAGTCTCTTGCCAATGATTTCTTGGCGTTCGTCGAAGAGTGGAACAACATCGGCGGACAGAACGGCACGATTGCCGACACGATTTCAAACGCCCTGCTGGACGTGGCCGACTACTTCGCCGGAATCTTTGACAATGCCATGGCATCGTTTGACGGGTTTGGGGTGACTCTGTCGGAAGTAGGAGCCGTGTTTGAGTTTGCGGGCAACGTGTTCACGGCCGTGGCCGAGACGCTGCGGGCAGGGTTTAACTTGTTCCAAATCTCCGGCAACGTGCTGGCCATGGGCTTGGGCAAGTTCTTGGAAGGCATTGGCTCGTGGGTGTCGAGCGACCTTGAGCAGTTCGGCAAGGACTTGGCGGCGAATGCCAAGGAGCAGGCCGACCAGAACTCAAGGGAGATGGAAGGTGCTGCATCCAACGCAGCCACTGCAGCAGGCCGGGCCATCTTTGGCGGCAACGCCGCCCAAGGTGCCGAAGGCCCAGCGAGTCGAGCTGTTGCTAACGCACGCAATCGCATGAACGATCCGGAGGCGAAAGCGGAACGCGAGCGGGAGCGAGCACAGAAAGAGGCCGACGCGAAGGCTGCTCGTGAGGCTGCGGCGGCCAAGGCCAAGGCTGAAAAAGACGCAGCCGATGCGAAGAAACGTCAAGACGAGGCAGCCAAGAAAGCGGCCGACATTGACGAGAAGATGGTGGACAAGCAAGGGCAGATTGCAGAGATTGAGGCCGGCAAGTCGGCCGCCCTCAACGGGAAGTCCAACGAGGCCCTGAAGGCGAACGACATCCGCTCCAGTGAGGGTATGGCCCAGTTCATCGCTTTGGCCACTGGGCGTGAAGATCCAGCGATCGAAGAGAACCGCAAGGCTAATGCCAAGCTTGAGGAGATCCGCAAGGAGTTGCGGGCTCTGCAGCAGGAGAAGGTCGACATCTTGGGGGCCGCGGCGTAATGGGCATCGTCAAATACACCGAGCTGGCCACGGTCTCGGCAAGCCGAAAGTTCGGCGAGCCGCCTGTCTTTCAGCGCAAGTGGGTGGTCGAGGTCAATGACCCGACCACGCCGCAGACCGACATCGTTAACGCACCTGGCGTTTCGTTCCTGAACCCTCACCCCGAGGCGTTCTACTGCTTGGCGATGAATGCTTCGGTGAGCAACTACAGCGGCTCCCGTTGGCACTATGAGGTGACGTGGGACTACGAGCTGCCCAAGCAGCAGAACCCCGACCAGAACCCCTTGGCTCGGCCCGACATCTGGAAGTGGACCACCGGTGGTCTGAGCGTGCCTGCTCTGTACTACTACGACGGCGGCACGCTCAAGCCCTTGCAAAACTCTGCGAACGATTTCTTTGAGGGGGCGACCACGGATATTTCAACGCTGCAGGCCAGCATCAGCGGCAACCGCGCCACGTTTGACTACGGGCTTGCCCAGGCCGTGGCCAACAGCATCAACAGCGACACCTATCTGGGAGGCCCGCCAGGCACCTGGAAGTGCGGCGGTATCTCTGGTCAGCCGGCCGTGGAGGTTGTCAATGAGGCCGAGATTCGGTATTGGCAAGTCGAGGTGAGCCTGGAGTATCGGCCCGACAAGTGGAACCTGCAGCTGCCCAACGTCGGCTGGAACTATCTAGAGGGCGGCACGAAGAAGCGAGCGTACGTCGTCGATCCCGACACCAGCGAGCGGGTGCCATCAAGTAACCCGCAACCTCTGAACACAGACGGCACGATCAAGTCTGGTGCTCCCGACATCCTTGAGCGACGGGTGCAGCGAGAAGTGCCATTTAACGACTACTTCGGGCAACCAACTCAACCGTAAGGAGCAGACATGGCAGATATCACGTACACGATCAGCGCTGCCGTCAATCGCGGAGCCTTGTCGCAGTCGCTCGTGGCATCGGGCGTTACCGCCAGCTGTAATGCCAGCGGGCTTGCTACCTATACGCTCACGCCTGGGACCAATGCGGCCGGCACAGTGGCGATCAGCACGGCCACACTGTCGAGCGTTGGCCTGTTCTTCGCTCGCAACCTTTCGACGATCAGCACTGCGGCCGTCTCGTTCGGTCAGCTGTCGGCCGGGACGTTGGTGCCCACGGTCTCGCTTCGTGGCGGTGAAGCTGCCATCGGCCGCCTGGCGGCCGGGAACTATGCCGCCATCAGCAATGTCACCGGTACGCAGCTGGTCATCTCCATCGTCGAGGGCTGACCATGGCCGGCCAAGCCGCGGACAATGGACCCGGACAGGACGCCGGGCAGAAGTTCGTCAAGTTTTCAAGGCAGTCCGCTCAGCGAATCGCCAAGGTGGTGCGGCAGGTAGAGCAGGGCGACCGCGTTGAGGACGGCATACACTCCAGCCCCGACATCTATCGCGTCCCGGCCAGGCTCGCGACGTTCACGGGAACATGGCAGACGGGCTCCTTCAAAACGGTCACGCTGACTGGCACGACCAACACTGTCAGCGTCATGAACTGGACCACGCCGGTGGTGGCCACGCCAGACAATCAGTCGTGCGAACGGCATGTAGTGTTCACCAAGGCTGCTGGCAGCAATGTGGCGGTCGAGATTGAGATGCACGGGAGCTGCTTCACCTGCGCTCACACCATGGACGGCATCGACTGGACGACGCTGACGGGATACGCCGCTGAGAAGACGCAGATTCTAGGGCACGGTTCCTACGGCTGCCTGACGTGGTACGACGTGTTCACCTGCACTACGGCGTCGTGATGCCTGACTATGTCGCTCGCACGATCGCGAACAAGGTCCGCATGCACAAGCCGGACCCTTACACGTTCAAAGTGTTCATGGAAGAGCGCGGCGACGCCCGCAAGTTGCCATGCAAGTGCTGCGCGACTTCGTGCCCGACTCAAGTCTCAATCTCGGTGTCATTCTGCGGCATGACAGTCACGGCCACTGTGCCAATACCGGGTGTTCTTGGTTTTGCACAGGAGACCCTTCCTGACGACTCGTATCTGATCGTAAGTGCTCAGATTTCCTGCACTCCGTGCGGGTGGTTTTTTGACATGGGCGTGTGTGCCTATTGCGCGGCGACGCAACAGGCGGCCTCAGATGGATTTACGGCCGCCATTCCATTTGCGTCCACGGCCAAGGCTGATGGAACGTACTGCCCGCGGACAGGAGCAGTAACGCTTACGTGCTTCGGAGAGCAGTTCGGCATCCCCTGCGTGACCACTCCGAGCGTGAGCATCGCATGAACATCCTGACCGCTACCGCAGGCCGCCCCGAGATCGCCCGCGTGTGGTGTTCGGCCGTGTCCGCCACGCTCACGACTCCGCACGTGGCCACCGTTCTCTACACCGGGGCGGATCCGCAGTGCTCCTGCGACGTGCTCGAGGTGCCCGCCATCAGCCCGGTGATAGGCATGACCCTCGACCGGTACTGCGACGGCCCGGTACGAATGTTCCTTGAGGAAGACATGATTCCGGTGCGGCCGTGGTGTGTCGACGATTACCCCGGCCGCCTGGTGGCGGCACAGGGCAACAACCAAGGTCAGCCGTGGCCGGCGTTGACCATCATGCGGGACGTTGGCGAGCCCGCCACGGCGATCGTTCCGCAGCGGTTCGTGCGGGACGGTGGCTGCCCGGACTGGCTGCCGACCGACCTGTGCGAGCCGGCCCTGCGAGCCAACGCCAAGGTGCTCGGCCAGCACTTCCTGCACCTCGACAAGATGTACCGCCAGGACGTGCCCGAGGCCGACGCCAAGAACGAGCTGCTCGAGCTGCTACGTTCGCGGTTCGCGAATCACGAACCGGCCCGCCGCGGCTTGGGCGACATGGTGGCCGCGGGCCTCTCTGCCATCGGCATCACGCCCGAGCGTGTGAGCAGGGCTCTTGGCGTCAAGGACTGCGGATGCAAGGGCAGGGCCGAGGCTCTTAACGCACTCGGCCGCCGCATCGGGATCGGTTGACAGCCCAGCCATAGTGCGGGCGAAAGGACGACCGATGCCCGAGGACCACGACGTCACAATCGACGGCAAGCGGTGGTTGCTGCGGTTCACCCGGCTCAAGGGTGACGCCTGCGGGTGGACGTTTTTTGACAACGCCAAGCGTCCCCGGATTCTGATCGACGAAACCCTGACCGGTGGCCAGCGGCTCGAGACGATCCTGCACGAGATCGCCCATGCGGTCCTCGGGCCAAGCATCAGCGAGGAGAGTATCACCGAGCTGGCGCGTGTGCAGCGGCGTGTGCTCAAGATGCTTGGCTACCGGGAGTCTGACCATGAGCCTCGCTGACGAGATCCTGTCCGACGTCCCAAAGGTTATCGGCCGAAAGACGTGGTGGGATCGTCTGCCGCCCGAGGCCGCTGCCGAAATGCTTGATGTGAGGCAGCGGTTTCACGCCGGCGAGTACGGAACCTTGAAAGCCCTGCAGCTGGCGAAGCTCCTGTTTGCTCGCTGCCAAGAGCATGGATGGAAAACCGCTGACCCGACGAGGCTGGCACAATGGCTGACGCCAAAAGATTGAGCGACGAGGTGGCCGCCGCGGCTGCTGCCCAGCAGCAGCTGCAGGCCGACGCCGAGCTCGCCCGGCTGCGGGCCGAGCTGGCCGGGCTGCGGACGAAGTACAAGGCGGCACTGCAGGCCATGGACGCCGAGCGTGAGCGGGCCGACCGTTTCACAGCGTTGCAAGGCGTAACGCCCGTGGCCTTGACCAAAACTGTCAAGGCTCACAAGAAGCGGGCTAAGCACGACGCCACGGCCATCTTGATGCTGTCCGATGTGCATGCCGAAGAGCGGGTGCTGCCCGAGACCGTCAACGGCGAGAACGACTACAGCCTCGACGTATGCCAACTGCGGATCGCCGAGATTGAAGAGCGGTTCCTCGACTGCCTTGAGCACGAGCGGAACCAGGCGGACATCCGGCGGGTCGTCATCTGGATTGGTGGCGACCTGATTACTGGCCACATTCACCCGGACTGCGTTGAGGTGGCCCAGTTATCGCCGATGAACGCCACGCGGTGGATTGCCGAGCGGCTGCGGGCGCTGATCAACAGCGTGGCCCAGCACGCCGACGAGGTCATCGTCTGCACCAACGCCGGCAACCACGGGCGAAGCACTGAGAAAAACCGTATCGCTACCGAGCTGGATCACTCGTGGGAGCAGTTGATGTATTTCACGCTGGCCCGCGAGGAGACGAACAAAAACGTGCGGTGGCAGATCGCAGAAGGGCACCTCGGCTACGTCGACCTCGACGGGTTCCTGCTACGCACGACGCACGGCCACAGCATCCGGTACGCAGGCGGCGTCTACGGCCTGGCCCTGCCGGCGAGCAAGGCGATCGCCCGTTGGGACGCAGGACGCAAGGCTCACTTGACGATCTTCGGGCATTACCACTGCTGGGGCTGGCTGCGTGGTGCTCGCTACGTCGCCAACGGAAGCGTGATTGGACACTCGCCATACGCTGAGCGAGTCGCCTCACCGGAGCGGCCGTGCCAAGGAATGGTCATCGTGGACCACGGGCGACAAGAGGTGACGCGGGCGTACCCGCTGTTCTGCGACCGAGACTTGCGAAAGGCGAAGACATGAGCACCACGCTCGAGGAATCCAACCAGGCACTGCGGGCCGCCGTGAAGAACCGGCTCGACAACACCGACCCGGCCGACGAGAAGCTGATCGGCTACAAGCCGCCGCCGCTGGCAGGCTGCGAGCCGGCGCAGCAGTGTGCTGCCGCGGTGCTTTCGCAGGCGTGGCGTGGAGACTCGGTGCTGCGTGACGGCACGCACCCAACTAGCCAGGCGTTCTACGACCTGTGCGACCGGCTGAAGGCCATGCACGCTGGCAAGTCGCAGGACTACGGCTGCCCGAGCGGCGAGGATCCGCTTCTGAACATCAGAAACGGTGCCGCGTTCGTGGGCATCGCGCCGTGGAAGGGTGCCATGGTGCGTCTCAGCGACAAGGTCACGCGGCTCGCCACGTTCAACGCCACGGGCCGGCTCGGTCACGAGGGCGTGGAGGACACGCTGCTGGATCTGGCGTCCTACAGCCTGCTGGCGTTGCTGCTGTACCAGGAGGAGCAGGGTGCCGCAGCCGCTGACTGAAAACGACCTGGTCCGCATGGAGCACCGGGCCCGCAAGTTCCAGGGTGCCTACACGGGCACCTGTGGCACGCTGGCGGCCGATGTGCTACGGCTGCTGGCCGAGCGAGCCCGCCTCCTGTGCGAGCTCGCCCGGGCCGAGGAGCGGATCACGTACTGGCAGGGCCGAGACTGAGCCGGGCGGCGGGTTGAGGCAGCGTAGGGTTTCGTCCTTTCCCCCGCGTTGCCTCCCCGCTTGCCCGGCTTGACGGTGTCGCCAATCTGGCTGCATGTCATGGACGATTCACCACGGCGACTGCCGCGAAGTCATGGCGACACTCAACGCCGAGAGCGTTGACGCGATCGTCTGCGACCCGCCCTATGGGCTGTCGTTCATGGGCAAGGGCTGGGATCACGGTGTACCTGGCCAATCGTTTTGGGCGGAGGCGTTACGAGTCGCGAAGCCCGGCGCGCACCTGCTGGCGTTTGGCGGGACTCGCACCTATCACCGGCTCGCGTGTGCCATCGAAGATGCGGGCTGGGAGATTCGGGATTGTGTGATGTGGGTGTACGGCAGCGGCTTTCCGAAGTCGCACGACGTGAGCAAGGCGATTGACAAGGCGGCTGGGGCGGAGCGGGAGACAGCCGGCCCGAAGGTGTACGCCGGCGGGCATATTCAGAATCATTCCGGCGTTGCTCACGGCGGAAGCTACTGCGGCTTCGATCACTCTGGCACCACGATGGCAACCACCCCCGCCACCAACGCCGCCCGCCAGTGGTCCGGCTGGGGCACGGCCCTCAAGCCCGCATGGGAGCCGATCATCGTGGCCCGCAAACCGCTGCCCGGAACGGTGGCGGAGAATGTGTTGACGTGGGGCACGGGCGGGATCAATGTGGATGGGTGTAGGGTGGGTGTGCGAACACAAAATGAGAGCGGCTGGAGTAAGACCGGCAGCAAGGCCGGCGAAGATCGATCCATGAGCGGCGCGAACTACGAACGTGAAGCAAAGGACGAAGCTGGCACAGGCCGCTGGCCCGCCAACCTGATCCACGACGGCAGCGAGGAGGTGGTGGGGCTGTTTCCGGTCACAAAGAGCGGAGGCCAGAACGCCACCAGCGAATCGCAGCCTGGTTACGCAGGCGGCTGGACGCGGCCTGGTGGTAAAGGCCATCACGACTTTGGCTCCGCCGCCCGCTTCTTCTACTGCGCGAAAGCGTCGAAGGCGGATCGGGATGAAGGGTGCGAGGGGCTTCCGCAGACGATCAAGCAGAGTGTGGCCCACGGCGACAAGCGGCACGGAACGCTGCCCTACACGAACGAGCCGCGCGAGATGAAACCACGGCCGCGAGGCAACCATCACCCCACCGTCAAGCCCACCGCCCTCATGCGTTACCTCTGCCGGCTCGTGACGCCACGCGGCGGCGTAGTGCTCGACCCGTTCGCGGGCTCCGGCTCCACGGGCAAAGCAGCCGTGGCCGAGGGCTTCCGGTTCATCGGCATCGAACGCGAGGCGGAATACGTTGAGATCGCGAAGGCGAGGATCACTGCAGCCACTCCAAAGGACACGCTGTTCTAGGTACCCGGCCCGGTCAGGTCTAGCGGCGGCAGGAAGTCGAGGGCCGACTCGACCCCGGTGATTCGCTCGTCGTAGTAGTGGGTCTCGGCCATTTCCTCAGAGGAGTGCCCGAGCTGTTTCTTGGCCGACTTGCCGGCCAGCTTGAGGTATGACGCAGTCGATTTGCGGATGCTGTGAAACGGGTGGTACGGGACCCCGGCCGTGCGGCACAGCACCTTGAGGCTGGCATAGCAGCTCAAAATCTTCCGATCCTCCAGCCAAGGCCATACCAGGGCGTCCGCCGGGCCTTGATGCACAGCCATGAGCCGGGCCAGCTCGGGCGTGATCTGCCGCGTAATCGTCTCCTGGCGGCCCTTGCGGGTTGCTGCGAGAAACGTGATGGTGCACCGCTCCAGATCGACCTCGCGCCACCGCAGGGCCAGCACGGCCCCGATACGCTCGCCGGTCTGGAACATGGCCTGCAATTTCGTCAGCCAGTACCAGGCGGCCGGCTTGCCCGCTACGAGGCCCTTGCGATGCCGGGCGGCTCTGACCAGGGCGCTGAGCTCGTCGACCGTGTAGGCCACAGGGCGGGGCTTGGGAACGCGGGGACGGGCGTAGTCGGGGAACTCGAGCAGCTCGCCGTTGGTCTTCTTCCAGCGCTTTTTGGCGAGCCAAGTCCACAGGCTTCGCAGGTGGGCAGAGTCTTTTGCGAGGCTCGCCGGGCTAATCATCTTGAACCTGCTATGCTGCGTCGTCTGACGCCAGCGCAGGAACTTGGCCGCGGTCAGGTCGTCGAGATCATCGACGGTCGGCTCGTGGCCCAGAAAGTCGCGGAATCGGTCGAGCGTTGCCTCGTACATGGCAACGGTCCTGTCGCACAGATTCTTCAGCGGCGCGACTCGGTCTAGCAGTAGTTCTCGCAGGGTCATTCGGCGTCTCCTTTTTTGCCAAGGGACGCTAGTTTACGGTACGTGTACAGTTGTCCAATCTGCACCCCGTCCGCTGGAACAATCTGCCCTTGGCGGGCTGTTCCATACTGTACAGACTTTCGAGTGCGAGGGGCAATGCGAGATGCCGGCGGCGTCGTTTCGGACGTGCTGCCGGCGACGTGCGAAGAGTTGGCTTCTCGGCGGTTTGACTCACCTAACGCTGTCGATACATTCTGGGGCATGGTTGTGGCATCGCCGGACAAAGAGTGGCTGACAGTTGCCGAGGCCGCAGAGGCCGCCGGCTGCACCGTCGGCTGGATCCGACTGCTTCTGGGGCGGGGCGACCTTGCCGGCTGGAAGGCTGGCGAGCGGGCGTGGCTGGTCGACGCGGGAGCAGCTCGAGCCCTACGCGGCTCGCTGTCCGTCCGCAGCGTAGGCCAGCGCGAGGCCCCAAAGCCCATCCGCAAACGCCGGAAATCTCGGTAGTCTGTGCCGTCCAAAAATCTGAGGCGGGTGTTCTTGACTGCGAACTAACGATAACGCTACTGTGCCGCTCGTCATCACGGTGATGACAGGCACGGCCCGACACAGGTGGTGCGATGAACGCTGAGGTCTGGTTCGAGCTGTTGCTGGTAGTGCTGCGGATCTTCGCCGCGGGCCAGCTTGGTTGAGTGAACTAACGCTAGCGATACGGAATGGTGTACACGGATTCGACTTTGCAAACTCTTGTTTTGCGGCCGTTTTTGCCTGCTTGACTCTTCAAGGAACAGACGTACAGTACGCAACCCAAACCGCAGGAGGCACCCACGATGAGTACCGATCCCCACCACCGCGAAGCCGCTGCCGCTGAGGCCGCTATGGCTGAGATGTACGGCAGTGTGTGGAAGCCCAAGCCCGGCGATCGCGTCCGCTGCCCGCGAGCTTTTGGCGGCGGCTACCAGGAGGGCACCGTGCATGGCCCGGAGGACGGGGCATTTCTCGTCAACACGCCCGAGGGCCGACTGCTCATGTACCTCGAGGAGCTCGAGCGGATCGTCGAGCCGTGCCGCATCAACACGCCGCTGTCCACGCCCGGGAAGCCCGGCAGTCACAACGCCGCTGCGGCCCGCAAGGCCGGCTGTGAGGACGAGCACGATAACGCCATGCGGGCTCGGTACGGCGAGGGCTGGTAACGCACAAAACGGCTGGAATTGCTGGGC